AGAGCTAGAGAAAGTTAGATCTGCAAAGTCTGTCAAAGCGGTGGTGCTTGATGTCGTAGGAGTTACGTTTGTTAACGCTGAACCCCCAGAACTATAACCAGTACCTGATGCTTCGTTGCTTGTTGTGAACGCTGTCGTAGCGGCTCCCAAACTAGCACTGCTGGTATACAAAGCTAACTTAAATGCATTACCGGACCCGGTTGACGTTGTTGTTCCACCACCTGATCCACTCGTAAAATTATGTACACCTTGAAGCAATTCTTGCTTGAAAGACGTACACATTGCTTGACTGATAGCCATTACAGTTTCCTCAATATTTCAGCCATATCATCATGACCTTGTTTTTTAAATTCATTATAAAGAGTAGTTCTATCACTTTTAATACCTTGATTCAAAGCATGAACAATGACATGAAACATTCTTTCTCTAAACATTTCTGCTTGTTGTCTCAATACAGGATCAGCGCTGTCAGCAATGTTAATAATCTTAGCCACAGCGTTTGCTGCTAGTTCCTCTGACGTATGTCCTCTTTCAGAAGTAGTCTGAACATTAATACTACCGGGCTCCATTTTTACTTCTAAATCAAACATGCTTAATTCCTAGCAATATCAAATCTGTATTCATCCCTGGCTCCGTACCCTTCACCCAATCTCTTTAAGCTTTGAAGCGCCATATCAAACCTTTGCTGATACAAAGGTATTTCCTCTGGTGCTTTTAAGAAAGTAGCTGCTTCTACCAAAGTTCCATAAAGCAAGGCATCCGGTGCGTTGTCAGATATCCAGGTGGTTCCACTGTCAGCGCCTGCAGTCAATGACGCTGGCCTATATTTGTAGTGGAGTTCAACTGTGTAAGTTGAATCAGGCGTTGGCCCAATAATAAATGTATTGTCATCAAACAAAGCATAGTATTTAGGCAATCCGGTTGTAGAAGCATTGGGTGTGTAATCTCTTATAAACGACACATGTTTGAACAGTAGATAAGAATAAACACTGCTTGATATCACAGCCAAACTGTACGATGAGAGAAAGTCATCGGGCGTTGATAGGTAAGTATTGCCTGAACCCAGAGTACCTGTCTGATTCTTTCTGAACACAGGCATCTCTACGTTCTTTAAAATTCTTTCTTCAGCCTCTTTAATAAAGGTCGGAAGCGTGGAAACAAAAGTTGTTTCTGATGTTTCGCAATAGTTCTGAACTGCTGTTTTTAAAGTTGCAAGTGTAAAACTCATACTGTCACCGTCACTGTTCCTACGCTTATTGTAACCTCTATTCCATCAAAAGCAGAACCTATTGAGTCTCCAGTAACTGTAATCATTCGATTAGGATCAATGGTTCTAACAACACCAGCCCCAGCCACTCGTGAAGCAGGCACAGAGGGTCTTGGGTTCTTTAATGCTTGAGGATCTACCAGATGTCTTGGAGGATCTAATTGAGGATGCTTGGGCTCGTAGCACTCAGAACAAACTCTGAACCCTGTCCATTCTTTTCTTAACTTGGTGTACTTGTATCTGAAACCACATCTATCACATATGGCAACTGAGTATCTACCAGATGCATAGGCCATCAGGCTCTCCTGGTAGTGGAGAGAGCAGGAGCGACTCTTAACGAAGCTCTACTGCTATCCTGATCTGCTGCCCTCTGAAATTCTTCTTCGTAAAAACCTTTTAACATTTGAACCCTATCAGGAGCTCGTTTAAGTGCAATGTAATAAGACAATCCAGCCGCTAAACAAGGATAGAATCTAAACGGCATATCGACTGTGTTCACACTCGCATCTGCATCTTCAATTCTAACTAGTCTATTGATCAGCACTTGGTCAGTGCTGTTCTCAGCGGCAGGCCAGAAGTACAGCCTAGGCGTTATCTGTTTGTCTAAAAACCATTGAGTTGGTCTGGCTTTCGTAGATTTATTAGGAATGTTCCAGTATTCAGAACGACTGACTTGTTCCATTGAGATATCGGTAGTAGTGCTTCCCTCCGTTCTTCTCAACACAACATCGAGTACATCAATTGTGGTAGATGTTAAGTCAATAAATTCAGCAGCTTCAGTTAATGTAGTTGTCGTATTGGTGACTGTCCATTGGTTTAAACCACGGTTAGCCCAATCGGCAAATAGGAGATTGAGGGATCTCCTTGCGGTGACCCCATCATATCCTGTGCGAAACTCAAGACCGCATCGTTCAAATGCTTCTTCTATGTATTCCGCAACATCTGGTTCAAAGTCTCTAGATCCTGACGTAGCCATTTATCATCCCTTATGAGAAGAACGTAGTCATTGCTGTTAAATCAGTTACAGCCGTGAAAGTTACATATCCTCCGCTCTTAAACAAAAGACCGTCATCTGGAATATCAGGATAAGAGTTAGTGCTTGCTCCAGCAACCGTTGCAAATTGCATAACAATAGTCCCTGTAGCAGAACCTTCTCTAAACTTTAACGTTGCCGCACCACTTCCGTTAACTACATAAATACCACGCAGACGGCATCGTGATGCTGATATAACACCAGCAATGCTTGTTCCAGAGCCTGCACTAACATTACCAGCAGGATCACCTACTGCAGTTATAGAGGTAATAGTGGCAAAAAACTTCGTGCCTGTGGCCGTGCCAGTATCAGCACCAGTTATAGACTCTGTGGCTGCAGTGCCTGATTCATCCGTACCAGCAACAGTAAAAGATATAGCACTGTCATCTCCGCCACTAAGAATGGTGACGTTTCTTGGAGAGTCAAAAGTAACAGACCCTCCAGAAGCTAAAGCACCTCCTAACGTCAATGCAGCGTTATTACCTACTGCAGCAGCAGTCGAAACACCGTCTGGATCTGCGGCAGCAGCAGTTATAAAGCTGGATGTTACGTCACTACCTATACTTTTAAAAGCCATAGTAGTTTACCTCTCTATCGTTCAACTGCCGCTAGAATGTAGTCAATTGTCATCGTCTTAGCTACAGCCTCACCATTCTGAATACCAAAGCTGACAGTAAGGTCTTCATCATCAGTGGCATTTGTTAGAGTGGCTTGAGTTGCAACTTGAACATCATTAATAAATATTTCAAACGCACCGCCACCGGAGGATGCAGATCCGCCAGTTGGGTTGTAATGAAATGATGCTGTGACAAACGTATCATCGGCTATGGTAGCAACGGAGCTATTAGTGGTTGCAGAGTTATCTTTTTCAATGAGAAAGTCCATGGTTGCAGCACCATCAGCTTTTAAGAAAAAGAATCCATCTGTGGTATCAAGAGGTGTGGTATCAGTAATACCCAGGCCCATGACAAAATCAGATTGAGTTGCATCGCTTACTTTAAAACGTGCTGTAAAGAACATGTTCTTAGTTGCAACGTACTTGAAAGCCTCTCCTTTTAATTGAAGGAAGTCCAAATCGTTGTCACCAGCAGCGTTTGTAATAAGCAATAAGCCGCCTGCTCCAGAAGCCAATGCTTCAGTCGCGCTTCCTGTACCAGCTTCAGTGGTAGTAATCGTCCACTCATCAGCATGATAAGTAAGGAAATCATTAAAGTAAGTAACATACTTAGTAGGATCTAAGTATGGGAATTGAAATAAAGGGTTTCCGGGTACTTGGTTAGAAACACCAGTTCTAAAATGTGTAGGCATAACAGTTCCTCCTAGAACCAACGCAATGCGTCATTATACACGATCAACAAAAGGTGGCTTTTCAGCCACCTTCCATTGTTTCACATGAAACTTATTAAGCTCCTTGAGATCCAAACACACAACGAGGGTTGCTGAATCCGAATGAGTAACGCTCTCTAGCCTTGTAGCGAACATTACCAGTATCGAAGTCACCTTCCATCGAGGTGGTGATTGGGGTTCTTTCAAAGTGCTTAAACCCATCGGGGCAGTCAGTCAAGATAAAGAATGCATCGGTATCCGTCAGGAAGTGGTTGACTGCATAGCCTTCTGGCAAGAGTCCCATATTCCTGATTGCGTTGATGTCGTTATCTGCTGTTCCCACTCTTCCGGGAGTTTCAAGCAGTCTGTCAGCAACAAACTGAAGTTGTGGCGGAACAATTAACTTAGTTCCTTTCATAGCTAGAATCATGTTTCTATCGTCAACAAAAGTTGAGATATTGATTAAAGCGTTTTCCAATGACGTTTCGTTAAGATCCGCCATGGTGGTAGCTCTGTTAGCTAGGGTTCCACCGTGAGCAAGGGGGTGATCTGTGGCAATCAATGATTTGCCGTCACCGCCTGCAAAGCTTGAGCTAAACGCATTATTCAATACGTTAGCAGCTTTAACCTGCTTGGTGTGTGCCATGCTTCTTGCAAGAGCCTTTGTATAACGAGCGCCAAGCCTGTCATAAAGGTTGTCTTCTACCGCTTCCTCAGTCAAAGAAAACGCAAGAGCTACTGTTTCGTGAGTGTAACGAGCCGTGAAACCTTCACTAGCGCTGTCGAATTCAACGCCTTGGCCTTCTTCTTTAACAGAAGCATTGCCAAAGCCAACGATCAGCACTTCTTCTTCAAACGCTCTGTCTGAAGATTCGGTATCAAAGATCTCAGCATGTTCGTTTTCATAACGATCATACTCCATGCCAAATAAGGCATTAAGACCGGGCTCAAGTTCTTTCGCTAGTTGTGCGCGTGAAATTGCCATCTATTCAGCCTCCTATTACGCTAAACCAACTGCTTTAGCACCAAACAGATGATTCTGTATGGTAACAAGCACGTTGGTATTGGCTGTACTTACATCTGAATTTTCAGGATCTTGTGAAATATCCAGGGCTTTTACTGGCAATGTCGCTGTTGTAGCTCCGGTAGAAACATCAAGTTCTACATAAGAAATACCGCTTGCGGTGCTTCCTGTTCCAGTGTTGTCAACAATATCGAAATTACCAAACAAGTCAGCAACAGGGAAAGCCGCATCAGCTTGCATCTCGAACACATCCATAGGACTGTCGTAGATAAAAGCTACTGCATCAGTGGCCGCGTTTCCGGGCCAGTAATTGCTCCATGTAGGCTTGCTTGTGGTTGGATCAGTATAAAAACATCCGTTAAATACGCCAACAATGAGAGCGCTGGTAGCACTACCACCGTCTGCTCTAGCGATCCTAGTAACAATACCACCAGTATCTTGAGTGACAATGTCACCCTGATATATGTTGGTAGTGTTGGTCGCTGCAGAAGTCGTTAGTCTATAACGAGACTGTCCTGAAGAGTTATAATTACCCTGCAGGTTACGCACATAACGAAGTCCAAAAGGCGTGTCTTGATTTGCCATTCTTCATTCTCCTATAACACAATCAAAAATTAATCGTTTTTACCAGAAGCACCAAATGTAACTTTACTTTTACGGTCATTAGAAATCGGCATACGAGGATCGTTTTCACGCATTAAGTTATTATCGACAGCTTTCATCTGATTTTCAGTCTGCTGTTCGTAATAAGCGTTTCGTTCATCTACCGTTTCTTTCGGTATCTTGGCAAGAATCAGACCGCCAACGCCCACAGTTCCAGCGTGTTTTCCTTCTTCAACTGTAGGCAAATCGTAGCCTTCAACTTCAGACGGATGCACAGGCTCATAACCTTCCTGAAACCTTTTGTGTACATTGGTCTTGTCATCCTCATTTCTAATATGAGTTCTTACCCACCGATAAACCATTCCAGGCGGTGGCTCTGGTGTTTCCAAGGCTTGAGGCGGCTTCCAAGGTTGCCGTGCCGCTTTCGTACTCCTAGAGTTTTGACTTCTAGGGGCTCTGTTCGATCCAGCTTTCTTTTCTGTCATGATGCCTCTAACCTCATTTTTTGTTTTGCGTATTCCTTGAACGGCACACCTAGCTTCTTGGCTAACGCCTGTTCACTAGGGGTCAGTTCAACCCTACGATCTTTTTGACTGCGTCCATTTCCTGTTGTGCGCGTACCGGAAACTACGGTTTGGACGGGTTTTCCGCTGTTTCCTGCGTTGCTTGACGCTTGGAACCTGTTTGGAAGTTCTTCGCGTAATTTATTGTCAAGTTGAGAATAGTATTCATCAGACTCTAAGTCAATGCCAGTTTGTGCTAAGTCTTGATGTATTGCCATCGCAACATTAGTCATTATCTTATCGACACCAAACCAATCATTCTTTTGCGCCCAGCTTTGTGCTTTCTGAGATGGTTCTGCGTACTGCGGTTGGGCTGGTGATTGAGAATATTTTGGTTCTTGATAATTTGGAAATTCTTCTCTTACTTTATTTTCTGCTTGATTATATGAATCAAGTTCTTGTTCGTACTTCTCAAGATCTCTTTTGTATTGATTTAAAGATCCTCTATCTGCTTCGGCTCTGGCTAACTGTTGTTGAGCTTCAACCATTAAATCTTGATTGCCTGACTCGTATGCAGTTTTGAGTGCTACCTTTGCAGCATCAACTTGTGCATCAACCCTGCCTTCAAACTCATTGCTGTAATTCTTTGATATAGCAAGATTTTCTTTAGCAGTGGTTTGATTGCTTAATTGCATTTGAGTAGAAAGTTTTTTGTTTTCTTCCTGCAATTGTTTAGCAAATTGAAGTGCTTGAAGTTCTCTGCGTTGAAAGTCTTTAGCCTGCTTAACCGCTTGGTTTATTCGGCCTTGAGCTTTCTTAGCTTCTTTTTCAACTTCAGAAAGTTCTACATCATCTTCGCCAAGCGCACCTTCTTCAAAGTCATCTTTAACTTTGTCATCTGTGATTGGCGCAACGTCTTTTAAATCATCATCGTCTAAATCAATAAAAGTAGAACCTTCTTGAATTTCATCAACTGATTCTCTTTTATGTTCTGGGACTGCTGCTTTTTGAATGTTATCGTCATTCAAGTTAGATAGTGCTTCACTTAAAGTTTCTTGCTCTGACATAATTTACCTCACAACGCTTTAATATCATCAGGATCTAGGATAGTGCCAATCACTTCATCATCATTGATGATTCGTACTTCAGCATCATCTTCTAGAGAAAAACGAGCGCCAGCATATCTGCCGATTAGCACCCAGTCGCCTTTCTTGCACCAAGGGACACAAGCAAATTTGCTTTCATCCTGATAAGCAAGAGGTCCAACTTTAAGCACATAAGCGACTACAGTAGCTAGGCTTTCACGATCAGTTGTCTGTTTGGTTAACAGAATCCCTGCATCTGTTTTTCCTTTCCCTTTGTAAGGTAATACAAGTAAACGCCATCCCACAGGGTTTGGCATTCTTTCAATCAGAGATTTATCAAGAACAGTTGGGTCCAAGATCTTACTCTCTTCTGGTATGTATGCGTCCGTTAAGGACGGTTTTGCGACAGTATCTGTTGCCAGATCACTCATCGAAGTCTCCTTCACTTTGCAGCGCTTTCTTTAGCTCGTCTTGCAGGGTGCGAAGCGCAGACAATTCACCCATGACGAATCGATAATCCTCCATGTCTTTGATGTTACCGCTTGAGATATAACTTACTCTGTCTGACTCAAGCTGCTTTATCTTCTCATGTATGTAGTTTGCTAAGTTTACTGAATCCATTAACTGGCTGTACCGCCTTCATCTTCTTTGCCTACAACGTCAGCCATTCCAAAATAATTAGCTGGAGCCATGCCTATGATATTAGAAAGAGATGGATTAGGAGAGCTCATGCCAGCATAAGGCATAGCAGGTGCTTCTCCGAAATACCCTTTGTATTCAGGGTTTCCATAGTTTCCGCCATAACTCGTTTCTTGTCCGCCATAACCACCATAACCTTTGTTAGGCTGTTCAGGCATAGGCTGGCCACCTCCCCCTCCAGACATATAACCGGGGAATCCAGATGCTTCTATCGCTTGTCTGTAAGCTCCGCCACTAGTTTCTTGGTTAGGGTCGTATCCAAGTATTTGTTTTAAAAGAGATTCTATACCTGACCCTGACTCAGCCCCTTCCATCTGACTTAAAGTTTGAAGGGCTCTTTCTATAGTAGGAGTTTCAGTTTTACCATAATCCGTAGCAACACTACTGCCTGCAGAAATTGGATTGCCTGCTCGATCAAGCATGCCTAATCTATTAGCTACTCTTCGATAGATACCACCGCCCAACATTCCTCTTTGATCTTCTGTTAGTTGATCAGACTCACCGGATAAAATTTTATCAATAACATCCCTCGCAGCCCCTTCATCAGCAACACCGATTTGGCTGTAAAGCATTTCAAGGGGGCTCATGGCTTCTCCACCCTCATTCATACGCATGACTTTACCGGGCATTCTAGGCATTGAAGGTCCAACTTGATCGAACATGCCATCAGGATTTATTCCGCCTCCACCACGAGCTACGACATCTTCATAGTTACGTCTGGCATCTTGCAGACGACTTTGATCGAAAGGACTCATAAGTTTACTAGGATCTATTTTTGATATATCAAAGGGCTCGTATTTATCTGATGTAGGAGAACCAAGATCATCTCTTCTTGGGCCAGTTCCTCTTCCTCTTAACTTTTCTCTAAGCATATCCATCATTTCTTGAGGAGATCGTTTAGATTCTGGTGGTCTAGTTCTTCGACCTGATCTTCCTTTAAAAATATCTTCAATAGTTTTGCTTTTGGGAGATGGTCTAGTTGGCATGTCTGGAGTTCTGCCTATTGGTCCTCTTGGTTCAGGAGATCGGCCCCTTAATCTATCAAGAAGGTCAGTAAGATCAATTTTATCCCCACCACCCCTTCTTGGCATGTCAGGCATATCTCTTCTGGGCATTGGCCTAGGCATATTTCTTCTGGGCATTGGTCTGGGCATTCTATCGAACAAATCATCGTAATCCATTGGTGATCCTGGCCTTTGACTCATTTAATAGACTCCTGAGAACTTAGTGCCTCTCAATGCTGCACCACCGCCCCTAGCTTTACCTTTTCCCATACCGGGTTTTGAAGACGCATTGGTGGGCTCTTGCTTAATCTTCGCATAGTCCACTCTGCCTTGATCTTTAATAGTGAATCCGTCTTTCTCTACTTTATTCGTCATGATTAGTTCCCGAAAAAGTTTTTAGTCATTTTCTCAGCAAGGTTACCCATCTGTACAGCCTGCTGAAGTTTTAATCTATCTTGCGCAGTTTGATCTTTCATCTCCGCAATATCAACCTGTATGTCGTTTCTTTCTTCTGAAAGTTCTTTTTGCGTATCAAGACGTTCTTGATCAAGACCAAATCTCTTCTCTGCTTCTTCTGCTTTGCGTTCTACGTCAGCGGCTTTGATGTCTAACTCTTCTCGCCTTAAATCAATCAAAGGATCTTCTGGTTGTTTAGGTTCAAACGCAGGTGATATCTGATCTACTAGCTCTGCGGTAATCTGTGCAACCTTTGTTTCCAGCACTGCCTGCATCTGTTGTTGCATCTGCTGCATCTGAGGATTAGGTTGCTGTGGTGGCATACCTGGAATTTGTTGTGGCGGCATACCTGGCATACCAGGTGGTCCGGGCATCTGTTGTTGTTGCATCATTTGCATTTGTTGTTGCATTTGCATGATCTCTGGATCTTGTTGTGCTTGGTTTCTTGCCATCAAATCTATGTGTGCGTAGATATGTGCCATGACCAATCCTTGTATCTGAGGATTCGTCTGACAGACAGCAGAGTTATAAAATGATAAGTGAATCTGTATGTGCGCCATATGATCTTGATCAGGGAAAGGCGTAGCAGGTTGCATTGCCACAAATCCTGCGTTTTCTAATGCGGCAGCTACTGGCTGTGGCTGTGGCGGAGGCGGTGGGGGCGGCAGTATCTGATCTACCTGTTGTATTCCCATCGCTTCATACATACGCTTATATGCGTTGTATATGCCCATCGGACCATGTATTTCTGGTGCTGCCTGCACCATTCTCAACATTTCCTGCGCCATCATCACACGCTGACTCATAGAGAAAATGTTGGGATCACTGACTGGTATGATATCTATCCGGTCATCAAAGTCAGACTGCTTAACGGTCTGATCGCCATTAGCTGTCATATACGGATATTGCGGTGGCAGATAATCTCTGAATAAACCTGCTAACAGATTAAATTCTATCCGCTGTGAATAATGCAATCGTTTGTGAATCGCACTCATCACACGGCTACCGCGCTCAAGTAAGGCTACGGTTGTACCGACAGGCGCTTCTTGATTACCATCTCCTATCTGCATGTCTCCGATAGAAGCAAAGCGTCTGCCTGCATCAACGAGCATGCCTAACAAATTAAGTAATGTAGCACTGGGTTCTTTAAACGGCAGAGGCATCAACGCCTCACGCAATGACCCACCGGGTGCGTCCATGTCCCTGAACTCACCGGGCTGGATAGGCACATCGTCATCTCGAATACGGATGCCTCTGGCCTTAAAACCTGCAGGTAGGTTGGACAGTGTGCCTGCGTCAATCAACTGTCTGAGTATTGAGGTAGCACCTCTAGACAGACCGCCAATCATATGCGTCAAGCCGAATCCGTAGAACCCTACCCCAGGTAAGAACTTGTAATGAACAAAGTAATCTATTCTCTTACGAAGTGGATCATTCTGGTTGTAGTTTCTGCGAATGGATAAGATCGTAGATTGTTTGGGTAGAAGAGTAACAATGTAAGGTAGCTTTATTCCTGTCTCAATGCCTTCAGCGTCAACGTCCTCAAAACCGGGGATATCAAGATCAATGTGCATCTCAAGGATCTCACATTCATCAGAACCTGAATCACCTGACGGTTTAACGCCCTGTAACTCATCAATCTCTTCGTTCACACCGTCTGCGGTGTAAGACGGACTGGATCGATAAGATATGTCAGACTTCTTGTAGAATCCTGACAGTTGTAATTTCTTAACGTCATTGATCGACATATCAATAACGTGCGTAATTCTGGTTGCGCTATCTAAACTGGATGCGCCATAAGGCACGATCATCTTTTCAGACGGAATGAATCGTGATACCGGACGATCTAAGGTTTGGTCAAAGTGAACCTTCCTGAATGCACTGCCTGAAAGGGGCAGATAAAAAAGCATTTGGTCAGTCTCAGGGTCATACTCCTTCATCACCTGCGTGATCTGGTAGTTCATGAACTCCTGAACTCGTGCGGCCTGCAGATCGGTGTTAGGGCTCATCATGCCCACTACCTGCGTCTTGACCGGACCACCAGAAGGCAACATCTCTTTGTATGCCTGTGCTTGGAACTGTGTGACTGACTCTGCGAGTAACGGATGAATGATACCGGATGCACCCTCAAAAGGTTCAGTTCTCTCCTCAAACTTCATGCCAAGGAACTCAAGCCCTTCTTTGTACTGCTCTTCCCACTCCTTGCGAGATGACCTATCGTCTTCGTAATCTGACATACAGTCAGAGTAGATCTTGCCTAAGTCGGCATCATCAATAACTTGTGCGAGGTTTTCAAAGAAGTCTCCGCCTTGCTCCATCATGGGTGCAGGTGGCATGCCTACAAGCATGGTGCCGTCTTCTAATATTTCATTATCGTCATCATCAAAATCCTCAAACATCTCATCAATGCGAGGCTCTACATCAACTGTAATTTCTTTTGTGTTGTCCTGAATATCAAGATCAGCTTTATCTAGATCGTCAACACCACGTTCAATGGCCATATGATTCTATCCCCACTTGGATTCCCATTTAGTGCCTTTTCCACTTTTCTTCATTGCTTTCTTTTTAACTGGTTTTTTCTTATTGACTGATCCGCCATCTTTTAATTTAGTTGTTAAGTTTCTAATTTGAGTAGAAGGATTAACAGGTTTTTTTCTTTCATCTCTAGCTTTAGTTAATTCTTTGCCAGTCTTTTCTTCATTAGCTCTTTTTTGAGATTCTTTTTTCAAATATTTTTCAAGATCTTTTTTAATTTCTTCTTCATTTATTTTAAGTTCTTTTAGTGCTTTTGAACGTGATTTTTCATCAAGCTGAAGATCTAAATATCTTTCATAAGATTTTGCTGTAGGATCTCTAAAAATAGTATTTTTTCTAGATTCTGATAGCTCTTCTTTTGTTTTTCTATCTTTTTTTATAATATTTCTTTCTTTATTTTTTATTCTTTTTTGTATGTCTTCAGAAAGGTTATTAAAAATATAATCAGACCTTTCTTGTTTTTTTAATTCTTTTGCATTTGCTTTCTTTCTAATATGAGTTTTAAGTTTATCAGTGCCACTTTCAATTAATTTATTTAAGACACTTGCTTTTTTTGTCATCAGTCATCTTCCCGATAAAGATTGTCAAATATCTGGTTTACGTCAAGCGTGTAGTCAAGATCCGACTTGGAATAATGAATATGCTGTGACGGTTTAAAATCCGGTGCGCCTTCTCCTGTCTCAAACCAAGCAGGGTGCGTGACCCTCACTCTGTTATTCGGTAATGCCACTATGTTACCTGTCCACTTTCCTGCATCCAACAACTCCATCACATGACTTTGTTTATGTTGTGCAGGATCATCGCCTATTTCACTCTCTGTGTAGTCAACTGTAAAGAGATATTTTGCAGGATAGAACTCACCGTCTATCTTTGCAATCCACGGACATGGCTGACATCTCTCTAACACATACACCGCATGGTGTCTGGAAGAACAATCCCAAGGCTGTGCGGCCCAGACTGGCATAGGTTCAGGCCAATCCTCAAAGGGGGTATCTCCTACCAGAGCCGTGATGGGCATCCTTGCCCACATAGCCCCACCATGTATGTTCTCTTCTCCCTCCTCTTCGTCAGCTTCACACCCGGTGAAGATAACTTGAAAGCTCAAACACCTGCTAGGCAGGGTAGTCACGGCAATGACCATGGCGTGTATGAACTCACCATGGTATCGCTCGTGATTGACCGTATACTCTCTCCTCACCCACGCTTTAAAGTGAGGAATATTACTTTGTAAATACGCCATACTTTTTTATCCATTTACCCAATTGCGACCCTCAAAAGGGTCAAAAGCCTTATCTCATTATCGCTCCGCCTCCACGAGTCGCAGCGCCCATGCTGCTTTTTCTCTTTGAGGTTCTCTTAACTTTAGTAGCGGCTCCGCCTTTGGCATAACCTTTTTTGGCCATTCCACCTTTGGCATAGCCTTTCTTCTTCATCATGCCGCCTTTAGCCATTTTTGCACCTTGTTGTTGCTTTTTGGCTGCTGGCGATCCTTTTTTGTCTCCACGCCTGTTGGGTTTAACCTTGCCCCCAGAACCAGAGGCTGCATAGTCTTGCGCCATTCTTTTTTTAATCTCTTCTTTGCTTACTCCATATTCACTTGCCATTTTGCTAATGAGGCGATCCATCATCTTTGCTTGTTTTGCAGATTCTTGCGCAGCATCACCGCCTTCGTTCATGTAACCCATTTTATTTCTGACTGCGGTAGGCAACTTCTTCAAACCTTTTTGATCAGCACCAGCTTTCTTCAAGTTGGCAGATCCACCCATGGCATAACCTTTCTTTTTCATGGCTCCGCCATTAGCTTTGCCCTTGGCTTTCATCATGCCGCCCATGTTCTTTTTCTTAGTTTTTCTTCTAATGCCCAAACCAAGATCTGGATCAATTAAGCCTGCCTCTCCACCAAACTGCTCATCTTTACCAAGCAAGACTTTGGCAAGTGCGCCTCCAAAAGGTCTTACTCTTGGCATGAACTTACCTTTAAGTCTTCTAGGCTTGCCAGTTGTAGTTGTTGTAGTTGTTGTAGTTGTTGTGCTTCCGTTTTTTTTCTTTTTGGGTTTATCTGAATCAGCAGATGCAGATGAAATAATTTTGCCTTTGTCTTTGCCTTTATTTAAAGCTTTTCTTACTTGGTCAGGCGTTAATCTATTTTTGTAATCTTTTTTGAATTGTTCCTGAGTTCGCTTGCTATCTTTCTTTGGCTTACCTGCTCTTGATAATTCTACCGCTGATCCGCCTGCTACAGGAGTTCCGCCATATACAGCAACCCTTGATTTGGTTCTTTCTTTAGCTGCTTCTTTTTTAGTAATAAATCTACCAGTGCCTCCAGGCCTATCTTTAACGTACTCACCACCTTTTTTGGTAGTTTTTACGTCAGCGATTTTATTCATTAATTCTTTTTCTTTTTTCGCAATGTTTTTTGGGCTTAGACTTCTTATTGTTCTGTTTATGAAGGTGTCAGCAACGCCTGCTTGTTTCGCTTTTTTTACCGTGGATGTTAATGTTTTTATTGCTGAATCAAATAAGCTTAATTTCTTTTTGTCTTTTGGTGGTTCTACTTCTATACCTGCTACTGTGGCCATCTATAATTCTCCCTTTAGGGTCTAATAATAGGAAATCCTTTTTCGGTACACTTCTTCTTCAACCTCGTCAGATTGAAGCGATATAAAGTTACCTTGTCTAAATCTTAGTACAGCTTGTGTCATAGAGTCTACATAATCATCGTGTTCTCCAAAAGGAAAAGATGCACATTCCTCTATAACTTCTTCTGCAAACAGATAATCGGGAGCCCAAACAAGTCCTGACTCAAATACCGGGCTGGCAGAGTGGACTCTGGTCATCTTGTCGTTCCCTCGACTGGGGCGATAATTCACAACAGGTATGCCCATCATGCGGAGCTCGTGTGTAAGGGGCGTACCGCTGGCCTGGGACTCTATCAACACCATGTCAGGGTTGTATTCACGGTAGGCTTCGTAGGCAACGGCCTTCAATTCAGGGAAATCCCACCTGCCACGCTCTGCATTCAGCAGGATAATCGCATCTGCCATGCTGTCACCCGGACTGAACACGCCCCAAGTGGTAATTGCACTGTAATCTGCGTTTGCCTTCTTGGAAAAAGCGGTGTCATAGGACTGAATGATGTAATTGCAGCTAGGTGGCGAGTCCTTGGTCCAGATATTCCACCATTCTCGCTTAATAATGGCCCCTTCTTCCGAAGTGGGGTTCTGTTGGTACTGTGCATTCCACTTCATCACCGGAATCGAGGCCTTAACCGACTCTAATTCCTCTTTCTTCCAGAACTCTGGCCACAATACGTTGCCTGTATCCTCGAAAATGGCAGGCAACTCAATGACTTCCCAGTTATCTGCGTGATTTTCGGTCTGTCTGCCCAATAATTTGCCTGTCAGGTCGATGGTAGACCAACGTGTCATGACAATAACGATGGCTCCGCCAGGCTGTAGACGCTGTCTGGGGCCAGATGTGTACCAATCGTAGGCTCCCTCCATGGCAGTCAGGGATAATGCGTCCTGTTCAGAGTGCGGATCGTCAATAATTAATAAATCTGCACCCCGGCCTGTGATGGCTCCACCGACACCTGCTGCGAAATATTCCCCCCCCTGTGATGTTTCCCACCTTCCGGCAGATTTTGAGTCAGCCGCCAAAGAAACATTATCAAACATCCGCTTATATTCCTGAGTGTCCATAAGGTTCCTTACCTTTCTACCGAAACGTATGGATAAATCAGCGGTGTGGGTGGTCTGCATGATCTTCATGTCAGGTTTAAGTCCCATGACCCACGAGGGGAAGTACACAGAGGCGAATTCGGATTTGGTGTGCCTAGGGGGCATGTTGACGATTAAACGCTTACATTTGCCTTGAGCGACCTCTGTGAGCTTGTCTGCGATAAGGCGATGGTGTTCGCCCTCAATGAACCCATCCCAGATGTACCGGACGTACTCCATGAATGATTGCCTGCACTGGTCTTGGGACTCAAGCATGGATAGACGATCCTTGAGCATAAGGATCTCTTTCATCTCAGATTCAGGAATGTGCGCCAAGCTACCCAATCGTTTTCTCACAGAATTGTATGTGGTGATTGATATATTATAGACAACCGCACAGCGTGTCACGTTTGGGGGGGGTCGGGTCTTGAAAAAAAGATTGCGGCAAAATTCAAGACCCGACCCCTAGGGAACCTAGCACTGTATAAACATACAGTAGATGACTGCAGCTGCTATCGAGGTCGATCAATACTGTATAAACATACAGTAAACAACAGTGTATTTTGTACATGTTTTGTACATATTATTTATTTATATAAGGTTGATTATACTTTTATGCTATGATACTGTGGTTACATGTTCCACAGCGGGACACAAACAAAACTTTTTAGGAGAGAACAAATGAGAGTATCAGAATATCTAGCAAATAAGGCCGAGCTCAAAGCGGCTAAGAAAAGGTTACAAGCGTTAGAGAATGAAATTAAGGCTTTCGAGTCTAAGCATAAACTAGAGTTAAAGGATAACTTCGATATCTCGCTATCGAGTTCAAAGTCTAAGGTAATGCTTAATAAAGATTTTCAAGTATTGAGAAATCTTAGCTTAACACCGAGCGCCACTAGTAACGGATTTAATTACAGGTTTAAAGGTGTAGAAGGTCGAATCTCTTACATCGGAGAGCAAGTAAGAAAGGCACACTTTCAAATCGTTTGCGGCCTTAACGCTAAATAAAAACTAAACGGAGCCCTTCGGGGCTCCACAACTTTGGAGAGAGTAGAATGATATCAAAAATATTATCTTTAATTATGGCGGCCTGGATTGGAATTACTGTGGTCTGGCTAGGATCGGAGGTCAACACGATCAAAGGAGCTCTAATGATCACAACGTGTTTTTTCTCAGGACTGTTTGCTTATTGGCTATTCGATTTCATAGCCGAGTCAGACTAAAACTAAAACCGGGAGCTCTAGCGAGCTCCCACAACCTAGGGGTAAATTATGGATATACATTGTAAATTTTGCGGTGAGCCTTGGGATAATGATTTCTTACACGATTGCGTAGAGGATGAGTTATTCAATTCTTACCAGGCAGCTGCTAAATCGTTTAGCCAATATGGTTGCGGTTTCAGAGAGCATACCAAATGCACGGCTCCAACTGTAGACGATGGTGCAGCATGGTATGCCCAAGTACAGCAGGAATTATCTGATCATCCCGATGACTGGATGGCGTAAACTAACCGGGAGAGCCTTGAGCTCTCCCTTTTTTTTGGCTATACTAATAAGCGATAACTAGGGGAAACATAATGTCAAAACAAAATAAAAAACTAGCGAGAGCTAAACGCATAAAGAAAAAAATGAATGTCGAAAGATCTCAGAAAACTAAATTAGAAAAAGTAAACCTAAGAAATGCTAGGAATAAGGTTACTTGGTCGCACACCAAAAGAGCAAATTCTAAGATTACATTTAATCCGATCCTCACCTAGCAGCCGAGCTCGGCCAGGGCCGCAAGCATACCAGGCCGCAAGTATATATAAACGGCCAAGGCCGCAAGTAAGATAACCAAGGCCGCAAGTTCTCTCCAAGATAGCCCCATTTCGGTGGGGCTTTTTTTTGTACACTACTACTTAAATTTGTTATACTTATAAGCAATACGCAATGGTGCGTAGACACTTGGAGAAAATGATATGTTCGGAAAAGACAAACAACCAATCAAGTATTGGGAAGAAAATTACAATCAAGGTTACATTGATATTGAGGATACCGTTGATCATTTTAGAAATGAGCACGGAAATCTTATAGTTAAGCACAAAGATGGGAGGTGGGCGGACGTTCACGATTGGCTGCCATGTGACGATGGCCGATGCATTCATGGCGTGAGATGGTGGATAGAAAAGGAGGAAAAATAACATGGCTATATGTTGGAGAAACTACATACATGCGGAAGTAATTTTTACTTACGCACACCACGAACAACAAATGGGGAAGCAAGATTTTAAGCTTGATATCACTGAGTCAGAAGACAAGATTATCTATAACTTAATTAAATCTATGTTCGACACTGAAAACGAATACATCGGAGAATACGAGCGAGAAATGATGAGCGACATTGTTAAGGTGTCGTTTTGTCTTTCCAACACTGAGCTCCCCACTAAAATGAAAAAGAAAGAGGCGGAACAAGTTTGGAATTTACCATTTATGAAAGCTTTCTTAGCTCGTAACGGTAAGTATTACTTTGACGAAGAGCAACGTGACGAAGTTGAGTCATCTATCAAGGAGTTGATTGATTGTTGTGAGGAGGAGGCGTAAGCCTCCTTTTTTATTTAAACCTAGGAGGAAAAGACTAATGAACTTTGATATCAAAATATACTCACAAGACACAAGTGACGTTTACAAAATGGATGGGAGACCTGTTTGGAATATTGAGGTCACCGAAAATTACGAAGGGGACAAATGGCACGTAGTGGTTTTTGAAATCGATGACCTGGACTTTAACCATTTTGATACCAGGGGATTTGATACACCAAATGAAGTGTTCGAGTATCTTCGGGAGCTCGGCAACTTTCCAAAGGAGTAGGGGCTCCGCCCCTCCCACCTGGCCGCAAAAAAAATGAGAAAGGCCGCAAGCAATCAAGGCCGCAAGGCCGCAAGCAATCCGCCCACCGATCCGAAAAAAAAAGCCAGTCCGCAAGCGGTCGCATATAAAACGCGCAAGGCCGCAAGCACATATAAAACAATTTAGGCCGCAAGCTTTCCCCTATATATACAAGGGGGAGAAGGGGCGAGAGGGTGGCGCGATTCCCCACCCTATATCTTTAGTTTTATCAAGTGTTTTATTAGTTGTTTTAATATCTGTTTAAGCCTATACTATTACGCAATCAATAGATAAAAAGGTGTTAAATGGATACGAAAAGAATTCTAAAATCAAATAGCCTAATCAAGACAAAGAATAAAGGCAAAGCCCCTAGCGGTTTAGTCCTTTACGATGGTCCCTCAGTACTTGACCCATCGCAAGATGTGCTAGTTATCGCCACGTTATCAAGCGCCAACGTGAAAACTGGTAACATGGTTCAAACTTGGATTCTTGTTAAGGACTACGCACCAGTAGAAGCTTCCAAGCTTGGCCAAGATGAAATCATTTGTGGTTCTTGTCCTCATCGTCACTTCAACAATGGCGCTTGCTATGTGAACCTTGGCCAAGCGCCCAACGGAATCTACAAAGCTTGGAAGGCTGGAAAATATCCGATCTTTAACAAGGCAAAACATGGTCAGTATTTCCTAGGTAGAAAGCTTAGACTTGGCGCGTATGGTGATCCGGCAAGCGTTCCTTTTAACGTATGGAAAGCGCCCCTATCTCTAGCCATTGGCCATACCGGATACACTCACCAAATCAAGCACCGCAATTTTGATAAGCGTTATCTTTCCATTTGCCAAGTATCAGCCGACACACCCAAACAAGCGATAGCCTACCAGAAACTAGGCGCGAAAACTTTTCGGGTCGCGCTTGACGGTGACCAATTGCTAGACGGTGAAGAGATTTGTTTATCTGAAACCGTTGGCACCCAATGCCAAGATTGTTTGTTATGCGATGGATCAAAACAAAACATAGCAATCGCGGTCCACGGTTCACGCAAGACCAAATTTAAATCTAACTTAATCCCAATCAAGGCGGTCGCATAGATCGCCATAACCTTTCATAACTTGGAGAAAATAAATGCAAACAAACCTACCAAAATTTTATTCATACGTTGAAAACTTCTACGGTGGCCAGAATCCGATCTACCAATTGGACGGAGGCAAGGCCACGATAAAAGAAATCAAGGCCGCAACCAACATGCACTTAGATAGATTAAAGAAGTCCGCAGGCGTTTTTCTTGAGGACTCAACGGACCGCGAGATGGTGCGAGACATCATCTTGGAAAACAGAAACCAACAACCTTGGGGATTATAAATGAACAAGCCAATCACGATCATGTCATTAAGAGATGAACATATGGACCATAAAATCCGCATGCTTTCAACCGACCTAGATTTGCTGAAGGCCGCAGGCTTTGAAGATGTGTCGTGGAAAGATGACGAATGCTCATCCTTCCACAGAGATTCAAAGCACAACAAAAATCATTTCTATGAAATCTATATTAACTACAAAGATGAATCATATAACTTTGTTGACACACCAACCATCACCGCCATGTACAACCACATGGAAGAAATCAAAGACGAAGATGGATACTACAGATCTATCAATTCATTTTGTGGAATCAGAGAAGCCATCATCGCATGCGCGAGGCATGAAGAAGAAAAAAGAAAAGAGGAGAAAATAAAATGACATTCGATAAGAACAAACTACTCGCACCACAAACCGCGATCAGCATACGAGGACTGAAGCACTCAGAGTTTGCAAGCCATGAGACTCATTGCTTCCAAGCTTCCATCTGGCTGAAAAAAACGAGGGTCTGCATCGCTGAGAACGATGGGCGAGGAGGCGCAACCGACTTCAACCGAACTCAAACCATCAAGAAAGAAACGTGGTCAGAGTTCATGCCCCTCCTAGTGCGTGAAGCAAACAGAATCATGCCCCTACTCTGGGAGGATGAAGACTGGTACACACCAAAAGACGAAGACCCATCCGATGTCGTGCATGGCAATAGCGCATGGTCATCCAACCTTGAATGCGTAGTCGCACACCTAATCAACGAAGAACTAAGCAAGAAAGAAATGCTCAGACGCATGAAGAACAAGCTATTAACCTACGACACCAAAGATAAGAGAGTGTACGCAAGAAAGATCAAGCTTGATCCCAAGCAACATCCTCTCAGGGCAGAGAAGGTTAAGCAAAGTCTGAACGAATCAAGCCCCAATGAAATCATCCTCAACCTCATACCAGAGGAAGAGGCCTTACAAATGTACTTATCTTAAACGGAGAAAACTTATGGATAAAAAATTCCAAAAAGTCACCATCATCATTTCATCTGATGACTTTGGAGGGGATAGCACCATCCCTCCATTCGACATCCTATGTGATCTGATATCACACTCAGACGATGTTGATCTCATCTCAACTCAAGATGTGAGGGACATGCATCTAACACTAATGGAGGTGGACTAACATGATCGTTTACTTTGACCCAAGGGATGGACTGCACCACGCAGTCCTTCGCATGACCACAATCTATTACGCCTATTCTCAGTCTCGCCAGGAGGCAATCGAGTGGGTCAAACAAATGGCATCTGAAGATAGGAGGGCGCAAGAAAATGCCTGAATTCAAATCAGGAAGGGGCGGACTACGGTCCAACTCTTCCGCCTTGAGCTCGTACAAGAAACCATCTGATCAGGTGTGTGACTGGTGCAGCAAAGAGTTTATATCTGTGAACAAGAGACATCGATCAGGTCGCAGGTTCTGTGGTCAATCGTGCAAGATGAAGCAATACAACTTCGCAAGGCACATGAAGTACAGGGCTCACCTCACAGAGAAAAACCGCAAGGGCTCTTGGTTCAAAGATCCCTTACACAGGTTGAGGGGTCTATGATCCCTCTTCCTCATCCTCTCTCCCATCGTTCCACTCATCGTAGTTGGCATCTTCAAGACCATCATCTTCCTCCACCTCTTCAAAGTCCGCATCCATTACCTCCCCTTCATCGTCCAAGTCTGCAGGCTCTATGTCTTCCTGCTTGGAATCAAAGTCGAGCCCATGCTTTTCAATCAAGCTACGAAGCCTAGACTCAACCTCACCTCGATCCATCTGATCAATCTTCCCTGTCTTGATCTCCTTCTTATCCACCATCAAGCCTGCAAGCTTGGCCCTGCCCATCTCCGCCTGTACTGCTGCACTGTAAGAACCATCTTCGACTGCCGCATCTCTGATCATCTGAAGATCCCTGGCTACCTTCTCATAGGTGATCTCATACTTTCTCTGCTTTGCCTCAGTCAAGTCCGCAATCCGGTGTTGCACATGCGCATAGATCGGACTGTTTAAAAGATGACTCGCACTCACACTCGCATTCTTATACCCAGCCCTGAGCGCACACTCTTTCTTAGTCAGATCATGGAACACATACAACTGACAGAACTTCTCCTGTTTCTGCGTAATCTTTGTTCGCTTGATTCCCTTTGTCCGATACTTATCAGGACTGAGTAAAATGTTTGATGAACCTTCGTTAACTAATGACTCTGACATATTTTTTTTCCTAAAATTTTCCTACATACAAAGCAAGAGAGAGAGTGTAGTAAAGGAAGAGATGTTAATCTCTCTTCCTCTCCCTTTAGGGATGACCCTACTGACCCTTGACCCACCCTTATAAATCAATGACTTACCTAGTAGGGTCACATGGGTCAACATGGGTCAGCACTGACCCTACTGACCCTACCCATTTTTCCTATACAAATCATACACTTAACCTTTTTTCAGAGGGGGTAGGGTCAGTCAGAAAAAATCCAATATTGACCCTACCCCTAGCCCCATACACCGACCTAGAATTTACTTTAACTTTCTCTCCTAAGTGATTTTTCATACCCCCTGCATCGGACACGGACAGACCGGACATCCCTCTATAAAAATCCTGTCTGTCCACCCTACTTTCCACCCTACTTTGCAAAGTATTCAGGCACATATTCACCCAGCCTTCTGAGTTCTTTGTGCGCCCACCTTGGGTCCACACCACTGCTGTTGAACAGCTTCGCTACCCAGACTCCTTCCAAAGACAGCCGCTTGTTTCTGACGTTGTCATTCGGGTTACGGTTACACCGAACACACATGCTGCTCTGCATAATCCTAGCACTAAACTTCTCAGGGTCTGTCGTTCCACACATCACACAAGGGTCACGCTTCTCCTTCAAGATCTGATCCCTCGTTCTCTTAATCGTGCTTCTCATTACTTCTAACATCCACTTTCTCCCATTTTTCTCCACTTGTTTTCTGTTTGCCTGTTTGAAATAATATCCTTTCCTGATCTTCGTACATGGGATCAGGATTTAGTTTGTTAAATTCATGCAAACAACTGTTTTCTCCAAGACAGTAACGCCCGACTTGTATTCCCCCTAGGTTGAGTCGGGCGTTTTTTTATCACCCTCTTCACCTTCTTCTTCCTCACTCTCAGGCAAGAGGTCCATCATAAACTTCTCGATCAACTCCAGGTCTTTCCAGTCATCCGTGTCGATCTCTATCTTGATCTTCATCGAGCCCACACATGAGTCTTCTTACTGCCATCGTACTTGATTGCATGACCTTCCTCGATGAGGATCTTACAGATGTCACGCCTGCTATCATGGGTGAACATGTCTGCGAGTAACCGCCCATACTTATCCAGCTTCCCACCATTGAGCGACTCGACATAAATTGCCTTACCACACAGCACCTTCATTCTTTTCTTTGCAGCCAGTCCCAATACCTTCTCTGCCTTGTTTCTTGTGCGTGACTCAGGAGTATCTATGCCATTGGCTCTGATCCTGACCTTCCGGTAGACACCAAAGGACAGATCAAGGAGGACATCCACCGTGTCACCATCAATCACACGATCTACCTCCGCCTTATAGATATACTGCTGCTCAATCACTTTCCTTGCCATTGCACCACTCTCCCTTTATTCAGCAACTCTTGTTCGTCTATCTCTACCTTCATGCAATAGAGAGAGAACTTAATTGTCGGGTCATACCGATAGTCTTCGTACACCATTGACGCTGCTTCTGTGCATTCCATCATCGTGTCGTAGGATGCCAGCAATGTATAGAAAGTCATCGTGAACAGATAGAGTTTAACCATCAGTGCCTGCTTGGATACTCCCTCTCTTTTTCCTCCCACGCCTCGTTCTCTGGGGTGTTAGGATCGTCCTTGATGAACCGCCCCTTCGCATCACGAGTCCTGACCTTCAGCTTCTGCGCCTTACCCTTTACCTTCTTCAAGGTATCCACGGTCCTGTTTGCAAAAGAGTCATGCTGTGAACCGAACAACTTATCTATCCAATCTTTAAAAAATCCCATGTCTTATCTCCTTTAATTAATCACCGCAAAAGCACGGTATGGTTTCATCGTCATAACCAAACAAACTACCTTGGTCAGTTGCTATCATTTTCATATCTGCATAAGACGGCTGATCACTTCTGAATGTCCCTGCCTTCTGGCCTTTTCCCACCTTAGTCTCCATCTCTGACCACCAGTCAACCAAGTCAGGCCGTGCCTGGACGATAGATAGTTTTTTATTAAACCCTTTGAGGAAACACAGATCACAATTGCCCCAGTCAGTCACACCATTGTTGTTAGGCAGTTCAAGATCAAAGTTTTGCTCAGTCCAGAACTCGTACACCTCTTTGACGTACACGTTATCGTCCACCAAGGGCAGTATGTTTCTTGGTTCCTTTCTCAACTTGGCTGCTCTTCTCTGCTCATCAGCCCTGATACCAATGATATTCGCCCATTCGGTATCACCAAACTTATTCTTCATCCAGTCTCTGATTCGATATACCTTGAGCTCTTGTGTGCAGAATCTAGCGACCGGGTTAGGCAGGTATTGCCTAGCAACGATGAGAGATTCAAAAGGCTCACCGTTCCTGCTTGCAGATTCGTAGTCCACCTCTTTGGTTTCATACACATATTTGTTTTCGTCCTCTCCGCCAGGTCGAGCAAGACACTCCAGCCAAGTGATATCCACACCCCAATGAACAGAACATGCTTGAACAAAGTCCAGTGTCTGCGTCATCTCTTTTCCTGTGTTCGCAAAGGTAACTGGTAGATAGTCAGGCAACTGTCCGTCATGGGCATCAAGGATCTTCCACAGCATGTAACCAGAAGTTCGACCACCGCTAAACGATATGGCTGCAGGCTCTGTAATTTTATATGGATTTCTCAATCATACCTCCCACGGCTTTGCCGATGCATTCGTACCAAGGTAATGCCACATCGCCTTACCCGGTTCGCTGTAGGTAAATACTTTATCAGCTAAATGTTTCTGAACATAACTGACAGCCTTCTGACATGCCTTGTTACCATTCGGCTTGTTGTATCTGCGCAGTTGCTGCCGTGCCAAAGACTCAAGCTCGTTGCGCCTGTAGTATTCTTCTTCCTTCATGCCCTTGAGTACGAGCTCTGCGAGTGCCACCTGATCTTCAAAGCTATCTTCTGTCGGTGTTTTCTTGGCCGTCAGATCACTGGCTGTCCAGACACCAAGATCAAAATCAAAGTGTGCTAGGTGTTCATCAGGGTCTCGTGCGTTCCTTGCTTCATAGAAGAAGGACACGTTGGGTTTCTTACCTGACATCTTGATGCCTGAGTCGAACCATCCTGCGAAGACTGACCCACCCCTGGCGGACATGAATGACTTGTCATCCGCCCTTTCCTTTCCGGTGTGATGGGCCAACATCACCGCACAATTGTTAAGCTCAATCAGTTTATCGATTCTATCCAGTAGCTTTCGTATCTCTGTGTTGCTGTTCTCTTCACCGTCAAAGAAATTAATGATCGGGTCGATCATCACGATGTCAGGCTTGTGAAACTGTATCTCTTGGTGGAATGCTTCTATGTCTTGGTCCGTCATCAAATTCTTTCTTAGTCTGCCTGATACAATCAGGTTGTCGTACCCCTGCCTAATGGTATCTTCATCATCCCCGAACCGCCTGAAGTAAGTGGTGATCCTGTCCTTCATGAACTCTTTGATGATCTCTGCTTGAAACCATATTACTTTCAATGGCTTACTGAAGGGTACGCCCATGAAGTCTGTGCCTGTCGTAGCTCCTGCAGCGAATGCACCAAGGAAGTTTGACTTACCTATCTTGGGCTTGCCCAGTAATAGGACACGGCTGTTCTGGAATATAAAAGCATCGCCCCACCATTGTTCAACGGTGTCCTCTTTCAGGTCAGTCCATTCATCTGCGCTGAAGGGTTGGAGCCCAAGCGGTCCCATTTCTGGTGCGTCCTCGACCTCAACCGGATACTCTTGGTCCTGAATCTGTTTCAGATCCTCACTGATCTGTGTCTGCCATTCACTGGTCTTCCACTCATTCACCCCTGCATCGATGTCTTCCGGGTGTCGCTTGATGTGTCCCTGCGCGATGCTGAGTGTAGTGGTGGTGGCCTCAACGATAGACAGGGGAGGATCACAACTCTGGTTCCAATCCTGCGCCTTGATCAGGATCTCTCGCATCCCCCAACCTTCTTTGATCCACTTACCAACCAGCCTTGCCAGCTTGTCATTGCGTCCGCCTTCCTTGGCCGCTTCTTCGGTCAGCTTCTCCCGAATAGATGGCTCGATTTCACCACCGTTGTTGAACATCGAGATACTTTGTATGTCTGATTCGGTGAGTGCAGGCAGGTCTTCCATACTGCCGATGCCAAAGGCTTGTTCGCAGTGCATGGTGTAGCCCAATGAAGGTGCGACCATGACGTAGCCACCCACCCCCCTGGTATCAATCTTGTTCTTACCTGCACCAGTGCGGACCTCATGCTGTGAGATACTATAGAAGTAATGCTCTCCCCCTCTTGGGGTGCGCTGTGTTAATGGTGATCGGGTAATACTACCTGCCCTAATCCAGTCCATCGCCTCTTCACTGTCTGCGTCAATGACTGCGAAGTTAATTCCGGTAATCGCTGCCCAGTTGGCATTCGGGAACTCGTGATGCCAGCTTGTGATCTCTGTATCTGACGGTTGGGTTCTTTGATAGTGAGCCCAGTTTACCCTTGGTGTCTTGGCCCACTTAGACTTGAGCTCTAGCTCATCATCAAACGGATGTCGCTTCCTGAAGTATTGAGGAACAATGTCAGAAGGGCTGCCACATGGAATGATGTGAACACCATACTCCCATAGCTCGTGTAGCCAGTCTCCCTTCTGCTCTTGGCTGATCGATGCACCGCTGAACTCAGGCTGAAATAGTTTTAACTCACTCGACCCGATAGATTCTTCGGTGATGCTCATCTTCTTTTACCCCTTTGATTTTCATCTCCAACATCTTCGCTTGGTTGCGGATGTTCTGATACTGAGCCCGGTTCTCATCGTCTGACTCATCAATGAGGAATGAATGTCCAACGTCCATCTCTTCAAGCACTTCTCTCCACTTGTTGTTCTGAGTTCTGAAGCTATCCCGAAGGGGAACGTCCTTCTCGATTTTAACTTTCATGATTCTCTCTTCTATTTAGTTAGACATACTATATAGAGTATAAAAATCTTTTTCAAAACTTTTTTTAAAAAAGTGTTGACATTAGTTTTACATAGGTCCAGTATCGTTTTTGTAGAGAAGAGGAAAGGTAAGGAAAAGGAGAAGTCTATGACTTTTGATGAACTGTTAGATGCATTAAAAACGTACCAAGATATGGTGGCAGGTCTGAATGTTAATATCAAGAAGATCAAACGCCAGATTCTAGAAACCAAAGAAGCGCAAGATGGCATTGCGCCAATCCGAAATGAAGGTGGGCAGAGGAAGGTAGATAACCTCACCCTCGAAATCAAACGCACATATAACTGGGACCAAGACGCTTTACACACGTTCTATTACCAGCAAGCCGATGACACGCTTCCTTCTTTCATCACCCGAAGCACCGTCTATAAAGTCGATCAACGTAAGTATCAGTCCTGGGCTACGCAGAATCCTGCGGAGAATCTCAAGATTGGATCTGCCTTGTCGGTCAAGCTAGGCGAACCTTCGATTAAATCCATAGATATTAAGGAGGAAAAGTGATGTCGCTACTTGCACAAGTTACGACACAAAACGTGGCCACTGGGCCACAAGGCTACCCCCCTATGAGGCTCAACATTCAAGGCACTGACGGCATCGGTAAATCTACCTTCGCCAGCAAAGCTGACGATGTGATCTTCTTACAGGCAGAGGATGGGCTAGGCTTCTTAGAAGCTGCAAGATTTCCCAAGGCTGACACTTGGCAGGATCTCTTAGAGCAAACTAAGTCTCTCGCCAACGAAGATCATCCATACAAGACAATGTGTCTTGACACCACGGATGCCGCCTCTCTCCTTGCAGAGCAACATGTCTGTGAGAAGAACAACTGGGACTCTATTGAGACACCCGGTTACGGTAAGGGGTACACAGCAGTACGAGAACTCTGGGTGCATTTACTCAATGGCTTTCAGGTGTGTCACAAGACAAAGAATATGAACATCATTCTCTTGTCTCATGTGGCCGTCAAGCCGTTCAATGATGCGATCCACGAGCCTTATGACCGATGGGAGATGCGATGCCATAAGAGCGTCAATTCACTCATCAAAGACTGGGTAGATTTTAATTTCTTTGCAAACTTTGAAGTGAACATACAGAAGGACGGCAGTAAGAATCGTGGCGTGAGCTACGGCAACCGGGCTTTGTACACCAAGTTCGCTGCAGGGTATGACGCAAAGAGCAGAGTTGATCTGCCTCAAAAAATTGATTTCGAGTGGAGCTCATTCATTCAAGCTTATCTTGCTGCGATGGCTCCTCAACAACCACAACCCACACCTAAAGCAAAGGGAGCTAAATAATTATGGGTATACTTGATCAAGGCGTAGACTGGAGTGGCGTAGATGAATCATCACAAGGTGATTTCTCTCCCATTCCTGAAGGGCAGTACACTATCGAGGGTGTTTCTTTCAAAGAGCGCGATTACCAAAGTGGGAACCAAGGTGTTGACATTCAGTTCAAGATCAACGGTCCCACCCATGAGAATCGTAGGGTCTTTGAGACGTTTGTTTTGACTGGCAACAATCCTAACGTGGCCATTGGAAGACTCAAGTCTTTCATGCGAGGCACAGGGATTGATGTGGACAACATCCCACTCAATGCACAGTCACTGAGTCAGGCGATGAATCGTCCGACACAGGCAAACATAGGTATTGAAGCTGGCACTGGCGGCTATCCAGACAAGAACAAGGTGAAGTCGTTCCTGACTCCACAAGTTCAGGCTCCGATGCAACCTCAACCCCAGGCACCGATGCAACCTGCACCACAAATGCAGGCTCCGGTTCAGCCACAGGTTCAGGTGCAGCCTCAACAACCACAGGTTCAACCTCAACAACCAGTTGGTAATCAGCCAACTAATTGGCAATAATCTAGTGGGGGGGATCACCTTCAGGCGAGTGGCCGCGTCTGTGAGCGGTGTACGCTCCCCCTCTAGTTTTTCATGGATAGCGTATATCGCATCGGCCACACTCGATTGGAGAAAATAGAAATGAGTGAACTAACTCAAGCACAAATAAAAATTACACCTTTTAAAATTAGTAGGTTTCAAATAGCCATCAAAGGATTGAGTCCACTGGTCATGCATGCGTGGTCAGAGAAGGCAAAGCGCATGGTAAGAATGACTCCGACAGAACGGAAGAAGTTACCAAAAGAAGAGCGGACACCGGAAGAGACAGCACACGAGTGCGCCTACCGATGTGATGATGAAAGCTTCGGCCTTCCCATTGATGCCTTCAAGAAAGCTGTGACATCAGCAGCACACACCGATGATGGCGTGGCAAAGACTGTAATCAGGAAGGCTTTGTTTGTTCTTCCGCATGACAAGTCTGGCAACGTACCTCTTGTTTATGACTCAGAACCAATTGTCACTGAAGACAAGGTGACGGTAGGTCGAGGGGCAACTGACCTTCGGTATCGACTTTACTTCCATGACTGGTCAGCAGTCTTCACCATCGACATTGACACCACTCAGCTAAATGTTCAGGACGTTGTGACGCTTGTTCAGAGAGCAGGATACGGTGTTGGTATTGGTGACTGGAGGCCACAAAGGGACGGAGACAAAGGTCGTTTTGAAGTTGATACCACTCAAGGCATCAAACAACTTGACATGATCACTAACGAGATCGTTGGAGAGGTGGTGTGATGGAGAAAGCAAGTTGGAGAAAGGGTGCTAGGTTTACAAAGATAGATCCTGATCTAGCCTATGCTGAGATGGAATCCATCAGAGAAGAAGAGGGTCAGCTAACCGCTGACCTGCTTCTTGAAAAAGCGAGGGATGGTTCTAACGTCCTTCACTCTGCATTTGAATGGAACGATTCAAAAGCAGGGCATATGTATCGTAAGCAACAAGCGATGCAGATGATCAAGTCTATTGAGATTGTCGTAGAGGAGCTACCTCAAGAAGAAAAAACCATCAAGTATTGGCACATCGTTAAGGGAGAAGAAGAGCCTTCTGTTAAATCCTATGTTCCAAAAGAAGAGGCTCTGGCAGATCCAGAAGCGAGAGCAAAGATGGTTCTTAATGCATACAAGGAACTTAGAAACTTTAGGAAGAAGTACAAAGAACTGCATGAGTTAAATGCATTTCACGATCTTATTGATTCTTTAGTTCCAGATTAACCTGGCAGGCAAGGCATGTCGGAGTGCGGTAGTGCGCGGTAGGGTGCGGTTCGGATAGGCAGGGCAGTGGGGGCAAGGCACGGAGCGGTATGGTCGGGAGTGGTATGGCGAGGTTTGGTTAGGCAGGCATGTCGGGGAATGTCGGGGTGGGGTGCTGTGGGGTGCGGTTTGGCTAGGTATGGCAGGCGCGGCGAGTCGTGGATAGTTCTGGTACGTTGCGGTGAGGTGAGGTATGGCAGGCTAGGCTAGGAGAGGTCGGGTGAGGTTAGGTGAGGTTAGGCATGGTTAATTTATTTGAAAAATACAGGAGGTTTATATGTCAGACGTTGTAGAGATGACACCGGAAGAAGAAAAGTTTGTTATTAATTTTACTGACAAGCTTCATGAGTTTATTTGTAACTCAGAGAACGATGAGTTGGGATATGACTACCCCACTCTTATTCAAGAGGTGGTTGGGTTTTCAGTTTATTATGCGTACATGCATGTAGAAAACCCGGACCAAGTTACTTTTGCTCTTGGTAAAATTAAACAACTAGCTATCAAAGAAAGAAAAAAAGCAAATGAGGAGGTAGAGATACATTAAATGAAACTAAGAAACTATCAGAAAAAAGCCATGAACAAGGCTCTCTGTTGGTTTGAAAAAGAAACAAGCTATCCCCTGATCGTATTACCGACAGGGGCAGGGAAGACAGTAGTATTTGTATCCATGATACAGGAACTCTATCTTCAAGATCCTAGCAAACGATTTCTTATTCTGGCCCACCGACAAGAGCTTATCACTCAAGCGAAAGACAAACTCTTATCTGTGTGGCCCAATGCACCAGTGGGCATACTCGCTGCCAGTCTCAAGGAGTTTGACAGCACAGCGCCCATCGTTATCGCAAGTCGGGATACCCTGGCTTCTAAGACAAGGCTAGAGAAGAGTCTGCCTTTTGATTACATCATCATTGATGAAGCACACCATGTCGGGACGGAGAAACGATCCCGATACCGGAAGATCATTGATCACTTTGAAGAGATTGGTTGTCCCAAGATCATGGGCGTGACGGCTACGCCATATCGTATGGGGCAGGGATACATCTATGGCATGGGTGACCATGTCTTTGGTGGCGTGGCACATCGAGCCCCTATCACCCAGCTTATCAAAGAAGGATTCTTATGCAGGCTATCTGCTTTCAAGGTGGCGGACGATGCCATCATTGATGCATCCAAAGCAAGACTCAAGTTTAAAAACGGTGACTACCGTGAGTCTGACTTGGAGCAGTTGGCCATGGTTGATCAGACCATCATTGCAATCGTCAACGACTGGATAGACAAGGCGTACACCAAGGGTAGAACCAGCACTGTATTCTTCTGTGTATCTGTTGAACACGCTCACAAGATGAACCGTTATCTTCTTGATCACGGCATCAAGTCAGCTTGTGTGACCGGAGAGACACCCACGGATGAGAGAGAGGAGATCCTTGAATCATTTGAGGACGGTAAGATTAATGCGCTGTGCAACGTGGCCGTGTTGACAGAGGGGTGGGATGCCCCCAGGACAGACTGTATTGCACTGCTCAGACCCACCAAGTCGCTTGGCCTGTATGTTCAGATATGTGGGCGTGGCATGAGGCCATGGGGCGAAGAGAAAGAGAACTGCATGCTTTTAGATTACGGTGGGAACATGCTTCGTCATGGATGCATAGACGTTGCCAAGCCAGAGCGCAACAAGCGTGATGAAGAGCTCGGCAATGAGAAGCCTAAGATCTGGATTTGTGATGAGTGCTTGGCGGTCAATGACATGGACTACAAGAAGTGCATAGAGTGCGATGCGAGTAAACCTGCACCACCTCCTCCGCTTCAGATCGTAGAGTCGGTCAAAGAAACAGAGGCATCTGAGACTACCATCGCTGCACAAGGTAGCGTGTTGTCTGATGAGATGGCAGGGGAAGCACCAGTCAGAGAGAGATCAGAGCCTGTCGAGTGGGTTCGGGCTGAGAGCGCTATATCTAAGAACGGTAATCAGTATTTGAAGATTATGTTCAAGAGCAAAGAAAACTATTGGCCGTACAGCACTGCGCTCATGATCAACATGCGAGGTAAACCTGCTGAGATAGCTAGAAAAAAATGGCGCATCATGTCAAAGAATCAGCCATGTCCTAGTGATGTAGATGATGCAGTGAAGGCAGTGAATGTGTATGGATTATTTAAGGAGATCAAACGTGTCAACGTCAGAAAAGAAGGAAAGTATTGGAATGTTATCGGAGTCGGTTTTTGATGAGATAGATCAACAGATCTCTGATCAGAATGATCCTTATCGCACACACCTTGGGTTCAGTGTGATTGGTGATGACGATGAGAGGAAGGGGTGGATGTCTTATCACTGGTCACTTCCTTCATCATTTGAAGGCAGGATGCTACGACTCTTCGATCTGGGCAACCGGATTGAGGATCAAGTGGTGGACAACATAGCCAACACCACAGTCATGCAGGTGTCTGCACTGGACAATCAAGGCAACCAATACCGGGGATCTATCCTAGGTGGCCATGTGGGTGGGGCATGCGATGGATTTCTTCGCAATGTTCCAGGCTATGATGAGAACAAAGTATTCTTGCTTGAGGTCAAGTCGGCTAACGACAAGCGCTTCAAATCATTGGTTAAGATGCAGGACTACCAAGGATGGTCTAAGACTTATCAGTGGCAGATACACTGCTACATGGGGCTCTTCAATGTCGATAAGACCATGGTGATCGTGGTCAACAAGAACGACAGCAATGTGTATACGGAGATCATAGACTTCAATCCCAGTATCTGGGAGCAAGCGCAAGAGAGAGCAGAGCGATTGGTGTTCAGCAACAAGATCCCTGACGGCATGAGCGAGAACGACTGGCGGTTGAAGAACTCACCTTCTGTATACCGGGATGTATACCTAGGCAAGCGTTTGCCACCGTCTGTTAACTGTCGTAACTGCAAGGATTGTAAGCCTCTTTCAGACGGATCTAAAGGCGATTGGTGGTGCAATAGATCTGGTAAGGCATTGACACCACAAGAACAGAGAAACGGCTGTAGAGATCACCTATGGCGGCCTGAGATGGTCAATGCAGATCATCTGCCAGACAAGAGCGAAAAGGACATGGTCTGTTATCAGGTCGGGATCTTTGAGTTCTACAACGTGACGGCAGACAAGCTGGGTGAGATGAAGTTCAGCAGCCCTGAGATGCGTGAGCTATCTAAAACAAACTATGACTTTGAAAGAATGAAGGAGATGTTTGAATACCGCACACAGTTTGATGGAGAGATCAGCCGTGTGCATGTAATGGATGAGGATAAAACTCCGTTCTAGGCGGCTCTCTTGGGTCCACGATAATTTGAATGACCAGCCCTGGATACAGGGCTTCGACCAGTTTCTTCTTTAACGTAAACACCTGGGTGATCACACCCTTGGTGTCTTCTACGATGACATCTTCTCCGCATCGATAACGGAAGTCCGCAAAGTATTTGCAGATCTTCTTCCCCTCCACAACACACTCATAGGGAACCTGCACTTCCAAGTCGGATATCTCTCCACGGTCTTGCATGCCTTTGAGGATTTTGTATCGAGCTCCTTCGAGTTTGGAGTCGAATGTGATGCCGTCATACTTGACTTTCTTTGCGTAGTATTTGCTTTTGTTCTTTCGTTTTGGAATCAATCATCTAAACCAAGTAGTTTATTTAATTCTACTTGACGGAGTGCAGATGCACCAGTGTTTAAAGACAATGGCCTCTGTGATACTTCAGGAACTTCTATTGTAGGCATTTCTGGTTGTACTTGTTGAGACATTTGTTCTCTAATCTGTCTCATTCTTTCTTCAGCTTCTTGTTCTTCCATCTTTGGTAAGAAAGGTTTTCCGTATTCTTCTCCAAATATCTTACTCATTTCTCCAAAATCAAATGGATTAGATACCTTATCGTTCTGTGATGACAAAGCTATCTTTATTGTTTCAGATGAAGGATAGAAAGGCGTGAACTTTCCTGCCATCATTTCTCTTATGTTTGGAGTTTTAGATTTTTTTAAAGAAGTTACTATCTCTCCATCAGACAAACCTAAAGTTCTGGCATCATCAATGGCCATGCTTAGATCACGCAATGCTTTAAATCTTTGTTCATTAGAAACTATGTAAGCTTTAGTAATATCTTCTGGACTCATATCTGATTTAGATTTAGCAAGACTATTAAAAATACCAGAAGCTTCTCTCACTTGGGCTGACGCTTCATATCCTCTGTACATCAAACCTATTTCTACTTTTGGTTTAACTGATTTCAAACCAGACAATGCTTCAGCAAATTCACCAGCAGCATCTATTCTTTCCCCCCTTCTATTAACTCCGGTTATGGGATCTAAACCAGCCGCTAGTCCGATTGCTTTTGGGAAGTCAGTAAAATCAGCGCCTAAAGTAAAACTTCCTAATTGAATGTCTTGTCCAGCTACATCTCCTCTTAATTTTATAGGAGCAATGCCAGGCGTTAGTCCATCAGCTAAATGAGCAAACCCTTTTGAAATTTGTAATCCTAGCGGATCTGCTGATCTCCAAATGTTTCTTCCATACCTAGTTTGATTTCTAAATAAGTCTGCAATTTTTTCTGTGATGATGGACTCATCCATAAACGGACTAAAAAATTCTTTAGCAGAATCTACTGACGCTCTATAGAATATATCAGTCAAATCTTTTTCTGATCTAATACCATTTTGAACAGCGCCATAAAGAGCTCTGGCAGGTCTTGTTAGATAATCATAGGGATTGGTATAAGAAAAATTATATAGTTCTCTTATGTTTCCATCTTTGTCAGTTGACATAGGAATCATAACAGAATATCTATCCCAATCTGCGGCAAACGATCTTTTGTATGCGTCAACTTGTTCTGATGTAGACCCTGTTAATGTTAGACCTAAAGTATATAAACCTGCAGGCAAGGTAGCATCAACAGTCAGTCCGCCCATGAGTCTTCTCATGCCGATAGCTCTTATTTCTTCAGACTCACTGGCCAATTCTCTGATCGCTCTTCCATAAGAATTACCACTGGTTCTTAATATCTCAGCAGGAAAAGCAATAAAGTTTCCAAAAGGAAGTTGTCGTAGTTGTTTAATAAATTCAGGAACACGAGAGTAATTAGGAACAGTGTCTTTAACTATCTCTGCAGATTCTCTTCTTAAAAATTCTGCTGCATCTTCTGGATCTAGTTGTCTTAAATTAACAAAGCTATCTCCGTAATCAAGGATGTTTTGAGCATCTGTTGTTTTTAAACTAAAACTTTGATTGTTTTTAATTGAGTTTTCAAAAGACTTTCTTAATCTTCCCAACTCCATTTGATAACTATAAATTTTAAAAACATCATCAGAGCCTTGGTAAAGTTTTCCTGCAAATCTGTTTTGAGTATTTTGTGCAATCTGCAAAGCTCTTTTTCCAAAGCCTCCACCTTTAATGGCATCACCTAACAAATCTTCAAACTCACCAATCTTTGCGTTGGTATTAACCACGCCTCTTTCTATCATTTCATTATAGAAATCTTTTACTTCTTGTTTAGTTGCTACTTTAGATCCGCTACCTTTAAAAGCTTCAGATCTATTTTGAAACGATATGTTGTCATTAATGTTTTGAAAAACAACTTTAGCGGAGTTAACAAAGTCTTCTCCGTTTCCAAAGTTTCCATTTCTAACAGCGAACATTCCAGCGGTGGTTCCATTTCTAACTTGAGTAACAGGAGAATAAACAGTCTTGGCTATTTGAGACATACCTTTTAAGCCCATGAAGGTAGCGTATAATCTACTTTTCTCAGTGAGATTAACGTAGCTAGGTATATCAGTAAGGGCTCTTATGTCTTCATACTTAGAAAACTTTCCAGCAAGATCTCCGTATTGCAAATAACTATTGTAAGTAGGAACTTGAGTTACTTCTCCGGTAACTGGGTCGGTGACTTTTCTAAAACTTCCTATTGGTTTGTAGTTTAAACCTTCTAGTCCGCTAGGCGGTTGATCCAAAATAAACTTTTTATCTTGTGGTAAATTGTCATTGTGCTTTTTAATGTCATTAAAGAATTTGCGTTGTTGAATCATGTTAGACATCTTGCTAACTGTCTCAGTTACTTTGTACTGCAAGCCTAACTTTTGTTCATCAAGAGTTTGTTCTCTAATTTTTCCAAACTCAAAAGCACCGTCCTTATCTTTTCTGCCAACAGGTCCATATATGTTTCTTTGTCCTGTGTATTCTCCTAAGAAAGCTCTCACTGCTGGAAGATTATCTAATTGTCTTTCTTTTAAAACACCTGTCGATGCACCTTGAAGAGTGTCTTCTTCAAACATATTTTTTGGTTTCATGTTTGCATTTGAAAAGCTGGTTATATTTTCAAAGATGTCTCTTAATTGTTTTTGAGCTTCAGGTTGGCTCAATAATTCTTCAGCTTCTTTACCTGAATTAGCAATTATATTATCTACAGCAGCTTGATAAGACTTTTGATTTTTTGAGCTCATGTCATCAAATGGTTTGAAATCAGGATCATTGCCTGCTCTGTATATTCTTCTTCCGTAATAGCCTTCGTTATTTTTTATTTCTCCCAATAAGGCTGCGTTTAAATCATCATCAGCCTTGGACAATCCTGTTGCAGCAACTGATTCCAAATCATCTGTTATTACTTTTGAAAGGCCGTCAATATCCCCTCTTAATCTTTGTGCTGTTTCAAACAAACTAAAATCTTTTTCTCTGCCAAATAAACTTTTTTTTCCGTAACGAGATAATTTTGTATCTTTTATTTCTTTAAATAATTTATCTGTATCTTTTAAAACATTTTCTGCATTTAACCTTACCGCCTCTTTAGCGTTCTTTCCTTTTGGCACAGCAAACAGATAATCGTTGATTGCATTCAAAACCATTTGTTGATCAAACTCATTTAGAAGACCGTTCTTATTTAACACCTCTAAGCTATCAGCCATTTCTTCTACAGCGTTTCTTGCTTTTTTATTTGCCAGAGAAACATTATGTATTTTCATGTGTCTTATTTTTTGTACTACTTCATCAGGCATTTGACCTTTAAAAGAAATACCTTCTTTTACAGCCCTAGACATCTTGGCTATGTTTCTTGATATGAAATTCATGTTTTCTAAATCTGGCTTGACACCTACATCGTCAAAGATTTTAGATTTGATTCCATCGAGTGCGGCAGATGCTGACTGACCAACAGATTGAGCGGCTTCAGTTCTTGCAATCTTTTCCGTTGCAGCACCTACACCTTTCACGGCTCCTTTTATTAATACAGGACCGCCAAGTAAAAGTGCTGTGCCTTCAGATGCCACCTTGAATCTGTTAATTAAATCAGCGGCTGCTTTCTCTGATCCTTCTAAGTCTTCAGTTTTTATTCTTTGAGTAGGACCAGTCTCAAAAAAATCTCCTAGGGTTTCAACATCAGGGGTAGTGGCCACTACATCTGCAGCACCAAATGCACCTACTTGACCTACTTTTCCTAACTTAGCTTCTCTAGCAGCCTTCGCAGCTAATCCACCAGGGACAACGAATTGAGTTACAAACTTAACTGCGTTACCTGCTCCGGTTTTTGTGGTCGGTGTGATCACATCAAAGAAATCACGCACACCTTCAGCTAAACTTTCCTCGCCTTCATCGAGAGTAGCTAGGTCAATAAGTTCTGCAGGTAGGGAAACAGCCCCAGATATTGCGCTGACCACACCAGCGACAGGCGCTTTAAGTATATCGCCAAAGGTTGATACGTCTTCTTCGCCTAGCTGTGCGGCTCTTTGAGTGGTGTCTATTTCTAGAAGGGGGTTTTTTTGAACCCAATTTGCTGCTGCAATTTTTGCAAATTCTAAATCATCCGTTGGAATTTCAATTTTTCTTCCATCAGGAACTGTAATTGTTGTACTCATTATTCTTTTTGTTTTTCTAGTATTTCTTGCATTTCTTCTAGAGACATTTGGTTTGTAGAGCTAGACCCTAAATCGCTTTCAAAAAATGCAGCCCTTGCTATTCTAGTTGCTGTTTCTATGACCCATTGATCAAAGTTTAAAGGTGCTAGTCCTTGAGCAGACCTTGCCTCATTATCTTTTTCAAAACGACCTTGTGACATTGGATCTTCTCTAAGCGCTGTGGCTTGATCACTAATTATTTTAGCAGCTTGTTTTTGACTATCACTACCTTTATTCAAGAAGACAGTTAGTATTTCTCCAACAGGTGTGCCAGGCATTTGAGTTTTAAGATACTCAATTGTCTTAGCTATCTCAGGAATTTGATTTGCTATTCTTGCTTGCGCTGCAGACTCTTGTTCTTTACGTTTGATATCAATTAATTCTTGTTCTTGAAGAGCTTTAACGTAAGCTTGCCCTCTACTTTCACCCAGTTCTCTTCCTCCAACCGCTGCTAAAAGAGCCCTTCTTTTCATCGGATCATCTATCTTTCCACCTGTAATGGTATCAAGACCATCAAAGACTCTTCCCAATAATGTAGTTGGTTTTTTCTCTTCAGGAACAGGGATCTCTAATTTTTCTTTAGTTTCATCGCTAACCGGAGTTTCTGGTAACGTGGGTTGCTTCAAAGCTCCTTCATATTCTTCAAAAGAAGCTCTAGTGGGAGCTTGTTGTTCGATTGCTGCTTCTCTATCTTCTTGAAAGCTTGGATCGTCTACTGGTTCTGCTAATGGATCAGTAGCGCCAAGCATCTTTGCAATACCGCTGTATTTTACAGAATCATAAATATCACCTGGAGCTTCTAAGAGTGCATTAATGGCATCTCCGCCACTGGCTATAAAACTTGCAAGAGGATTATCTAAAGTGGTGTCAATAAGATCTTGTCTATCTTGAAAATTTTCTATGTATACTTGTTTAGATTCTTCTGGCAACTCCATAAAAGTTTTAAAATCCATTTCGTAAAAATCTAAAAATCCTTTTATATCATCTGGTACTTCTGGTTTTGCTTCTCCACCATTTGCCAACATGGCGATGCCGCCCTGATTCATTTGAGCTACTTGTCCCTCTACTGGTTCAAGCAAAGCATCTTTTAACTCAACAAGGCTATCTCCAACTTCAGGAAGAACTGTAGCTTCGTCTTTGACCTGAAGAGCTCCAGATGTTCCATATGAAAGTTGAGTTGTTAAATCTTTAAGAGGCTCTTTACCTATCTGTCTTTCCATAGCATCTTTAGCTTGTTTGTGTTTTTGCACTTGTTTAGCAAGTTTTGCGCCTTTTACCCCCATACTAACTAACCGTGCTGCAGCCGCTGCAGGTGGGAAAAATATTAAAGCCATGCTCATTTGATCTATAGGATCGGTTGGATCAAAAAAGAATTTAGCTGCTTCAGTAGCTTGTTGAACTAAATCAGATGACATAAAACCGCCATCATTTAATTTCATTGGCCCCATGCCTTCGTTAATTGGAGCAATGCCAGCCATGATGCCACCGCCTGCTCTTCGCTGGGGAGTTTGAAACATGGGTCTATCGTATATGCTATTCATGTTTAAAGTCTTCCAAGAATAAGGTCAAGAATACCACCACCTTCACCGCTACCTAGTTCTCTAAACAAAGAATCAAGTTCTGTAAAACGATCAAGTATGTTTCTGCTTTCTCTGTTTTGTAATCCTTGCGATCCTGTTCCATAACCAGACTGATAAGTTGGTAAGAAAGGTGCTAATGATTGTAGACCAGCTTGACCTCTTTGAAATCTCATATATGGTTCATCTGCCATTTGAGTAGCAGCGTCATACCCATACCCAAGAGCCCTGTCTTGTATACCTCTGCCTGTTGCACCTAATCCAGTTAACGTACCAATCTGATTAGTTAGCATGTCTTGTCCTTGTCTTCCAAGACCTGCAATACCTGAAGCAGCGCCAGCTTGTCTTCTTTGAGCATCTTCAAATGCTCTCATAGACGCATCTCTTGCAGAAGTAAAACCTTTGTTTCTAAGGTCTGCACCTATTCTTGACTGCTCTCTCAAAGTATCTCTGTTTATCTGAGCTTCTTGAAGAGCGCCTCTTGATCCACCGAATGCACCAGACTGAGCTTGTCTTGCTCTGGCTTGTCTTTTCTGGTCTTCCCCTAATCGAGAAACGTCCGCCTGTTGAGTTTGAACAACAGACTCAGTGTATGGATTCATAAACTGACTAGCGAACAAAGGGTTGTAAGCCGAAGCACTAGATTGATATAAGTCTTGAGCCGTACCTAATTGACCAGAAAAACCACCCAGTCCACCTGCAAGATTTCTAGCCTCAACTTCTAATGGAGATAACCCTGCTACCTGTCTTGTTGGTATAGGTATTGGTTGGCTCATTAAGCCACCTGGTCCGAAGTAAGAAGCTAATAAATCTCTACTCGCTTTTTCTACCGCTGGATCAACAAAAGCTGTTTGAGCATTTGGATTTATTATTGGTTGAGATTGTGCGTATGTGTCTACCATTATGAAAGTCCTGCTGCTTTTTCGCCTGCTCGTTGAAGCGCATACATTGTTCTAGCGCCTTCCCTTCTAGCGTTCTTTTTGTCTTTTATTTTACCGTTGAATAATCTACCTATACCTCTAACCGCTTTTGCGTTCACAACAAACTCGCCATCACTCAACATGGCTGGTATGTCATCAGATCTTTCTGTACCGGGGCCAGCTATCTGTCCGTTCTTTCTAGGGAAGTTTGTTTCACCGCCTTCTGCTAAAGATATGATGCCACCATTCCTTGCGTTCTTTGGACTTAGTGCGCCTGTCTTATCGTCTACATTATAGTTGGCATACATTTGACCGGGTACACCTTGATACCCAAGATTAAAATCAGGTTCTTCTCCTTTAGGAACAAAAGATGAAATACCATAATACCTAGGGTCAACCATTTGAAGTGCGCTAGGTTGAATTCTGGCAAAGTTAAGAGGGTCATTAAATACAGAAGCACTTGCTCTTTGCGCTGCTTTATTTAAGTCACTTTCGTTACCTCCTGGAAATCCTCCACTTCCTCCAAGCAAACTGACTAAAGCCCTTATTCCCCTACCAATAGGTATACAAATATCATTTATACCATCGCCATTAGTGTCTCTTCCTATGTATCCAGCAGGGCATACTCCATTTGCGTCTGGTTCAGGTGTGCCTCCTTTATCTTTATCTCCATCTCCACCTCCAGTGTCTGGCCCAGTATCTGGAAGATCTGTGTCATCTTCACCTTGATTATCTTCATCAGTAGGAGTGTCATCTCCACCTGTTTCTTGTCCGGGGGTTGGGCCACCTTCACCAGGAGATTGACCGCTGTCTGGAAGATTTGGAGGAAGACCACAGTATGTTCCTCCTCCAAATTCTGAAGGAAGAGTAATAGGAACAAAAGGAGGTATGCATTCACCATTTGCTAGTGGAGGTTCGCCTGCTCCACCTCTGCCTGGTTCTTCTTGTCCGGGGGCTGGGCCACCTCCACCAGGACTTGTTCCCCCACCGGGGATTGTCCCCCCACCGGGAGGCGAATCATCTCCTCTTGGAGGCGAATCACTAGGAGGTGAGTCATCTTTCTTATCATCGTCTTTTTTTAACCATTCAGTAGGACACCAAGCACCAATGTCTTTTAATTGAGCTCTAGTCTGCGTACCTTTGGTTAAAACTTCTATCTCATCATCGGTAAGTGAATCTGGGTCTAAAGTCCCATTGCAAATAGCTTGTAATCTAAACACTCTATCTCGTGCATCATCAATATCTTCAAGCTCTCCATCAGTGGGCTGTCTTCCCGGTGGGGGAGGCCCATAGACTTCACACCTATCAAGAACCGGATTGTAAACTTCGCCTGGACCGCAACCTTCAACTGGTCTTCCACTGTCATTAGCCATTCTGTCTTTACCGCCTCTGCCAAAATCTCTTATCACATTGCCTGCAGCGTCTAATATTCTAAATCTTGCAGGGTCTTTATTTTCTGGATTATATTCAAATTCAGGATCTGTTACCTTCATCATGAAGTTTTTAAATCCATCTAATGGAGCATTTGGAAAAGTTTCATAGAATATTTCTCTTTGAACTTCTCTGTCGCTTATGTCTTTCCCTTCTTGTGCTGCTATATTTAAAGCTAAAGCCCATGCAATATCTTTTTCTTCAGAGGGAAAAGAAGCTCCTCTGTAAGATTTGTCAGCGCTACCACCCATGCTTGGATAATACCCACTTAAACCAGGGTTTGGACCAAGCTGTGGTGATCTAGGAAATCTTCTAGAGCCCGGTTCTCCTCCACCAAATACTCCTCTAGCAAGATCTTTAAAATATCCTTTAACGGCTCCACCAAAAGGTTCAAAAGATCCAATGCCTGCCATCTAGCACTTCCATCTTCTACGAGCCTGTCGCAGTCTAGAATTTGGATTTTTTGCTGCTTTCGGAAACTTCTTCATCTGTCCTGCCGATCTAGCGCAAAAGGACTTTCTTCTTGTCGCCCTCTTGCCAGTTGGTTTACTTTCTGTTACAGCCGTCTGTAGTTTACTACCTGGATTCTTTTTGCGATAGGCTTTTACACCTGCTTCTGTCATTCCAGCCCCTGATTCTGTGGACCGGAAGTTCTTCTTATTACGTTTTGGCATATTATCAGGCTTTCTTATGCGCCTGCCACCACGCTTTACGGTTTTAGTAGCGTATCCACCGTTTTTAAATTCTTCTGCATAAGACCTAAACATCAGCTATGTCTCGTTTTCTTTCTACGATCTGACATGATTGCACCGCACCCTCTATGGTATGCCATGCCTCCATTCATGAAAGTAGATACATTGGTGGGCTTACCGCCCACGCCTTGCTTCTTAGATCTCTTTCTTTTAACTGCGCTTTTCCTTTCGCCTTCTGTCATTTGATTTGCCTTAGATCGAGGCACACATTTTGGATACTTTCTTTTAGAGCCTTTGGTGGATTTACGACCACACCTCTGAAACTTACCTTTCTTCTTAGGTGCGCCTATATCTACCCAGTCTCCTTTCGAGCCTTTACCAAACCAATCCGTTAAGCTCATTGAAGAACTCTGTATCTTTTAGCAACAAAACCACCACAATTCATCTTCTTTGGACCCCAATCTTTTTTCTTTTTACCAGAGGGATCTTTTATCTTGCCTGCACATATCTTGCTGGCATAGGCATTTGCATAAGCTGACGGATATACATCAAACTTACGTTTGGCTGCGGCTTTACCACGAGCGCATAATTTAGTCATTACCCTACCTCTACGACAATAGAACCTTTAGTTACTACTTGAACCGTGCCAACACTGGCTGTAGCCAGTAATGTACGAGAATCATATGATATATCTTTAAATGTGTCTCCATCAAATACCTGTAATCTGCCTGCAGTTTGGTTCCAAATAACGTCACCGTCCCTGAATTTAGATTTATCAATAGTAGTTTGATTGAATTGAGGCGTTTGGTCTACGTCAACAGCGTTTAAATTAAGCTCCAGCACCCTGACCGCCCGGTTGTATGTATCTGCTGTGACGTTCCCATCAGAGGATAAAGGCAGTCTGGTCTGTAATATCTTAGCCATTATCTCTTACCATTTGGTTGTAGATCTAACCTAGTCTTGCCAAGCCTGAATCCCACCCCTGCGTTTGCAGATTGGAATCGTAAAGCTGCCTGCCTGCCTCTAGCCCTCATGTCTATCTTAGTGGTGCTACCAGTAAACGCTGTTGTCTGTTCTGTGGCTAGGTCATCGCCTGGGAAGTTTCTAACTTTAAGAACTGCATCAATTGACTGACCGCTACCCCCAGATCCATTAAAGTTAATGTCTGGAATCATGCGCTTAACAAACTGAAACTGCTCTCCATCGCCTATGTCAAAGTCACCGGACTCAATAAAGACAGACTCCATGGGCGATCCATCATCGTCATTGCCCACCTCATGGCTATACAAGTATGCAGTGGATGAGTCTTTGCCTGCAGCTATGGGGTTGTCAGAGATGCCTTCGTCTATCCATGTGGTTCTAGAGAGTTGTCCAATCGCCCAGCTATCCTCTTCATAGTTGTAAGTAACGTATCGGTCAATGACTGCGGTAGAAGCTGAACAATAGAACCAACCCACTTCGTTGAACTGTTTGTTCACAAAGCCAAAGAACTGAAATCCTTGTGACTGGTTCATGTCATCGTACACATAGGATTGCACGGTACATCTGACGTTTTCAACCGCACCTGTATATTTATAGAAACCTTTCTTATCCATCCAAAAGGTTCCAGAAGGCGTATTCACCGGACAGTTTGGACCCATCAAGCTTACACCTTCATTGATTAGGTTAAGACCAAAGGTCAAAGGCGGTCCTATGAACTGTAAACTATATAGAGCCACATCAGTCCATATCAGCGTTTCTTGTCGAGCTCGTAATCCACCAATGATCTCAGAACCTGCAGAACATCTAAGATCACCTGCTGTATTGTCCGATCTGGGCTCCCAATCTGCTGGGTTTTCTTGATCAGAGAATGCAATCAAAAGCGGATCAACTGAACCTGTTCTTGCGGTAAAGGTAGAATTAATAGGATCTGCACCCAACACTATAACGTGTCTATCAATGTCAGATACGATGACTTGTAACCCTTTGGTGGGCGTAAGGTTAGCGCCAGACAAAGCGCTTAGCGCAACGGCTCTGGTATTCAAACCATTGGTATTGTCCCAATAATAAATACTTCCTGCTCTTGGATTGGCTACAAGATCTTCACCAAAATTATCCATTGACCACAATCTTAATTGGTTGCCTTCAGAGATAGCAGAGGTCGATCCCCATGCCCCAGAGCCCCATGAGTCAATGCCCCAGCCTGTGCCTGCAACAAAGACATCTAGTCCAGTGTTGATCTGATATGTGCCTACCGTGGACCCACCACCATTACCGCTGTCACTTGAGTTAGCAGTCACTGTGTTACCAGAAGTATCTTTGGCTGTAATGGTGTAACTGTTAGTGTTTACTATCGATAATATTTGGTATTCTTGATTCAGCACATTAGCAATAATCAGACCGCCCAAACTTGCTGCACCTGAAAAAGTAACAAAGTCATTTTCAAATGCACCATGTCCGGTTTCATTTACTGTAATGGTGGACGATCCGTTGGTTGCAGAGAAAGTGACATCGCCTGCTGCAGTGGTCAGACGTATGGGGGTCACATCGTTATAGCTTGCGCCTTCTTGAATGTAGAGCTTGAATCGAGTGCCAAGCCCTAAAAGCTTTGACCCTGCTAGATTCACCCAGTTATGTAGCTTTCTGCCAGTCCCTTCGTAAGAGGCTAAGACAAACTTCTGCCAACCGCCTATCTTCTCAGCATACCCTTTTCTAAATCTAACTAGGTTACCGTCAAACCAACCGCCTTCAGCGGTATAACTGGTGCTTTCTTTGTTGATGCCTGGTCTAAACTGAAAAGGTTGTAATGGCATATTATGCGTCCGCTAGTTCAAGCATTCGTATTTTTAAACGATTGCTTCTTGCTGGAGTCTGTTTGCTCCACCTAGAATCCATCATCTCAAGGGCTACCTGGCCCCAAGCCTGCGCCTCTACTGCTTCGTTCATATTCTTAAACTTACTGAGTCCGGTGGTTCCCATTTGGAAGCACATGTTCACAAGCACATGTTGGGCTTCTTGAGGTAGCTCCTCCCAATTGTCATATATCCTACAACAACCATCAATAGCGATTTGTACGTCTTCTTGGAACAACTCGTAGCATCGATGTTCTGTAATGCACTCCTCTTCTGGCGCACCGTCATAAGCATTCTTAACAGGCAGACTAGCTTCTGGATCAGTGTGTAAGATCTTATGGCCGATCCCTATGGTGGCGTGACCTTCTGTACAAAGGTAAGGATGAAGCACCTTTCCTTCGTCACTGGCTATTTCGTCATAAAGGACTGTTACATCTACCGTCATGCGTACTTACCGATTAAGTAACCAATTATAAATACTATTGCTATTTCCATTATTTTCTAAAACTCTGAAACCCAAAGAAAGCTGCAATCAAACCTGATACAGATATAAAATACACTGACGCTATGTCCCCTAGTATAGAGGCTGCTTGGTCTAGTTTCAAAAAGGATGTGATCACAATACCAGAGGGGTATAAAAGCATGCCAAACAAAGCAAACCAACACATGTTCTTCTGTGCATCAGCTTTTTCGTTAGCAATCTCAAGCGCCTGTAACCTCTCTGTGGTAGCAAGCTCTGCATCTGTCACCACACCATCGCCATCTGTATCGTATTTATTGTACTCCGATCCAGGCTCTAGCTCTTTGTTCATTTTTCTCTACTTACTTTCTGCGTTTTTTCTACAGTTCTCATAGCGCCAAGTCCAAGCATACCTAGCAATACAGGCATCATGGCTGACATATCAAGGCTAGGAACCTCAACATTCATTTCAGCCAGCAACAACCCAAAGTTAGCCATAGGTATAAGGATGTAGTTTGAAAGTAAGGCAACGCAGCATGTCCATCCCACGGCCGGGCGCCACCCGGCAACGAACATACTCTTGCTTGCCGCTTCTACTTTGTTTACCTCTAACTGACCCTTTGCAAGCTCTTGGGCATGTCGTTCTGACATGGTTGCAATCTCGTGGGCGAGAGCGTTCTTTTGGTCTTTATCTTCGATAAACTTATCAAGCAACCCGGTAACAGGGCCAACGAGGGAACTAAGTATTGCGCTCATATCATCTCCTTGTTATTCATTTATGCGGTCTTTGACGCACCTGACCGCGAGGTAGGGTAGGCTGAATAAGGCCTGCGTCAGGTAAAATTTCATCACATATTCTCACTCAAATAAAGGCGTATTTTTACTTACCATCCTTGGGATGCAATAACTGGTCACATTTTGTTGTCTGTAATACGGACGATCATTCGGACTCCACTTGCCTTGTTCTATTGCACTGGCAAATTCTTGGCATCGATACACTGATTTCCAGAGCATCCGGTTGTCAGACACAGTCTCGCCTTCTACCACCACCACTAACAAGAATGCCATCAACATTTGTATCGACCACACTTTCTAATATTCCGCTGACGTTCTTTAGCTTGCTCAAGCCTTTGCTTGGCAGAATCTAATCTTCTCTCTTGTATGGCTTCATATATGTACCATCCTGACCAACCTATAAACCCTAAAGAACAAATAATAAAAAGAACAGTAAGGCGATCCTTCATTCTTTGTTGTCGTTCTTTACGTTT